ATTGTAAAATCCGTTCCCGCTCCCAAAATGGGAACCTTACTCAATTCACGATAAGCAACGCCGCCAATTGTTCCCTGGCTAATTGATCCGTTTAAATAGTAACTAACTGACGAACCGCCTCCGCTAGACTCAGGGAAATCCGCCAAAGAGCCGTCGCCTCGAATATATTGCGCAACAGTTCCAGCGCCAGTAACTGTTAAAGTTCCAGCCGTTGTTACTGGACTATTTGCAACGTTAAAAGCGCTTGGCATTGTTAGACCTACTGAGGTAACCGAACCAGTCCCGTAGGCCGTGGAATCAACCGAGCCGTCCGCCTTTAGAAATTGGCTAGACGTTCCGCCAGCCTTTACAAATGTGCCAGCCTGGATTGTTTGCGCGCCAAGGTTAACCGTAGTAACAGCGCCAGTATAAGGGACATAACCGCCGCTGGAATTTTCCCATTTAGACGTTGACGAATTATAGACTAATACCTGGCCGTTACTTGGCGAAACAATCGAAACGTCGTTTAAATCGTTAAGATCCAAATTTCCTTGGTCGGTGTTTTCCCATTTACCGGTTACCGAATCGTAACGTAAAATTTGCCCATTGGTCAAACCGCTAATTGCAACATCGTTTAATTCGTCTAAATTTTCAGGTAAACCGCTTAAAAATGTGGCCTTTGTCGTCTGTTTATTTACGCCGCTTTGCCAGATTAGTATAATATCGGAATCGCCAACAGTTGTTGCAATCGGGAAATCTATAAATCGTCTATTTGCCATCTTTAGGAAATTGGGTAAACGTATGCGGTCGGTACTTGTCCAAAGGTAATGCGCGCAACGCGCGTTGCAAAATCGTACTCCCAGCCAATTACTTGCATTCGCACCGTAGTATAACCAGAATAATTAAGAGAAACCGGTAAATAGGCGTTTCCCATTGTCGCGCCTTTGCGTCTAAATGAACCCTCCAAACGATAACTTAAAGCGTTGTAAAGAGTCAAAACATTACGAGCGTAACAATCGCGCAAAGTAGGCGAATAACCGCCCAAAAGCGCCTGGTTTTCGAACGAAATATTGGTTTGCGCGTAGGTAATTGTCCCGTTGGCGTTGACTTGCAAAAGAAACGTCGACGTCTGGTAATTATTGCCGTTAGAATCCTTTAAAAAGACTTGCAATTGAACGTTTGCCTGGCCTGTATAATCGTAATTATTAAAGGTAACGGTTAGGTTTCTTTGCGTGCTGGAAATTGTCGTAACAATCGGCAATATTTGCGTGCCAATTGGAGGCACTCCGGACAAACTAGAAACCAAAATAAAGGTCGAATCAATAGTAAATCCAGCGCTTGCCACAAATTGCCGCTGGTATTGGCCATTTACAACCCCTCCGGTAAAGTCTAGCGTATTGGCGCCCAAAGTGTCAGTTAATCTATTAACTTGGGTAACGGCTCCGCTTGGCACTTGAATAATTCCTGGCGTTGCAGCCAAAGATTTTTCAACAAAAACAATTGCTGGCAATTCGCCAATTTTTAGCCAGTTTTTGGATGCGGTAATGCATAGATCACTAAATACCAAATCATCCTCGCGAATACTGGTATAATCTCGCGCAGTTTCGTAAACCTTTTTTACCTGGCTTGGATTTCGTTTCCCTTCAAATATTGGAGTAACCTTAACGTTGGTAACTACGGCGCTGCCAGTAGGCCCAAAGTATTTTAACTCAACGGATAAAAATCCAGCCGTTGGCAATACAAAAGACGTAAGTTTAAATTTCCTTTTATCGTTGTCTTTAGTCGAATAGAATACAAAGGTGTTGTAAGTCTCTGACCATTGCAAAAGGTTAAACGAACCTACTAAAGTAGTACCTAAATATCTGTCAGTCCCTCCAGAGTCGACGTGTTTTACTGCAATAGCCATTGCGCTGGCCTCAGTTAAATAATCAATATCTACCTCAAGGTCTAAACTCAAACCAGCAAAGTCCAAAAAAACTGGTTTAGATGTAATTGGCTGGTCAGTTTCCTCGCCGTTTGGCTCGAAACGTATGTCCCAGGAAACCCCTTGCTCATTGTCGTAACCAGTTTGCTGAGGGATATTGTTAGGGAAAATTTGAATAATTGGGGAGTCTTCGTCTGGCGTAATTGTCCAATCGTAAGGCTTATAAGGACCCTCCAAAAACCAACTGTCTTCGTTAAACGATTCGCCGTTTGTAATTACTGACTGGCCTAAATCCCCTTGCGTCAAAGTCAATTTTTTAATCGGTCTTTGGTATTGCAATAACTGGTCGGCGTTTACAGGAATCCAAGTCGTGTCGATATTATCCTGGTCTCCAACTTCCTCGCTTAAATAGTCTTCGAAGACGTTAAACATTATTTTATTTGCGCCAGTATCTGCAACCGCTACAAACGTGTTTTCTCCAAATGTTATTGCTCTATAAGTGTTTAAACTTGGCGAGGCTATATTTGTCCAGGTAATTGCGTCAGTTGAATAATAAATTCGATTTGCTCCATTATCAACAACGCCAACAAAATAGCCGTTTCCGTAGGTAATACCGTACGCATTAAAGGCAATATTCGAAGACGTCCAAGAAATTCCATTTGTTGAATAATACCCGCCTGTAGTAAATTTACCTTTTGCAAAAAATACTGTATTTGAATTAAAGGTTAAATTTCTTTGCGTCCAGGTTATGCCGTCCGGTGATGTCATTATATTACCGCCAGTAACTCCAAAACCTCCAATACTAACCGCTACAAATAAGCCGTTTCCAAAAGCAATTCCGGTAAAGTCGGCATTCATTGCAGACGTTCTACTTGTCCAGGTAATTCCGTCCGGTGATGTCATTACTCGGTTACCAGTTCCGGACCTTGAAACCGCTACAAATAAACCATTCCCATAAACTACAGAGGTCCAATATAAATTTGCGGCTGGCGTTCTGCTAGTCCAATTTATCCCGTCAGTTGATGTAAATACAAATCCAGTAGGTACGCCAGAAACGTCCGCATATCCAACTCCAACAAATATCCCGTTTCCAAATGTAATGTAGTCAATTTGCCAACCTCCACCTGGTATTGATTCGGTCCAGTTAATTCCGTTATAAGAATAAGCGCGAAACGACGAAAAACTTGCAACAAAAATACCATTTCCGTATGCAACTGTTTTATAACCATAATCTGAGGGGATATTAGTCCAGTCAGTTATTGCCGTGGTTGGATTATTAACGTAACTCTCCTTTACTCCGTAATAATTCCAGTCGTGAATAAAAATTATTGTCGTGTTTATATTTCTGGCTATTGCTCGCTGAATTACCCAGCGTCCGTTGCGCTGAAATAAAACCCATCCAAAAGACTTGCATATTTCTAACAAGAAATCGAATGCATTTAATCCTAATTCGTCAAAAGTAAACTCTTGAACTTTTAAATTTTCGTCTTCACCTTGTGCAAATATGGATTTAGTGTTGTCCATTACTAGACCCTCGTATAGATCATTACAAACCTCATAATCTAATTCGAGGTCTAACGATTTTAATTGGTCAAAAATTAATATACCTAAATCAATGTCATAAGTTGGGCCAGTTAGAGTAATTTCTTTTAACTGAGCCAATCCGTCCGTTGCGGTAATTACAACCGGGTAAGGCGGGTCCTGGAATGGCTCGCCGGTAATGTCGTTTAATAGGTAACCTTTAAATACAACATCCCCTTGGAATTTGTGAATTACCAAAAACTCTCGGTCAGAGTAACTAAAGAAATTTCTAAAATCCGTTACGTCAGTAGAATAAAACGAAACCGTAAGCGTTGCCGACATAATGCTGGAGGTAATATCCTCGTTGTCTTCACGCTCGTATTTGTGCGTTGCTGGCTGGTCGGTTGCAATTAACTCAGTAACCGAGCCAACAAATCCGTCTTGGTAAATTTCTACGACGTTCGAATAGTCGTCAATATCTTTAAAAGGTATTGTATATTTTAGACCGTATGCCATTGTTTAGAATTTTCTTGCTCTTGTTTTGTTTGCTCTGTTAAGCGTTCCAACTAGATTGTCGCCGCTAATTGTAAAGGTAACGTTTCCGCCCATCATATTTTGCAATTTAGACAATGGAGCAATTACTTCTGGGTTAGTCCTCGCACCGGTATATTCACCAACCAAGGCTGGAGTTGGACCGCTAACAATACCGCCGTTTGCGAAAGGTGTTAAACCTCCGATTCCCAAACTAGAACCTCCTTTTAAAAGCGCTCCAAAACCACTTTTGGCGCCAGCGGCTTTACCCGCAGCCATTACCGCGCCACCGGTTAAAATGTTTAGCGTTACCGCCGCAGCAATTGCAGCCGCAAACCTTAAAACCATTTGTTTTAACGCATCAAAAATACCCTGAAAACTTATTTTACCGGTCTCGGCAAGTTGTCCAAGCGCTTGGCCAAACATATCCCCAACAAATAATGCCGCGTTCATATTTTGAGCAACCAATTGAGTTTCGTAAGCCATTTGCTTTTGCGCTTCGGCTGCCATATTTAAACGCAAAATTGCATCCTCTGGAATTATAATGCCTGGCATTGTAGCGGCTATTTGCTTATTCATTGCCAGAATTGAGGCCGATGCAGTTTGAACCATTTGCAAACGCTCCGGACTCATTTGCTTAGTAACGTCGGTTTGCCCACCAAATGCGTTTCTTTGGCCTACATTTTTTAACGTTGCGTCCTGGTTTTTAAGAAACTCGCTTGCCTCTTGTCTTAATTGCTTAATTCGTTGTTCGTGCGCTTTTTGACGTGCGGCCGCTTGCTTTTCTACCTCGGCGGTGTTTACCTTAGTTTCTTGAGTTGTTGTAGCGGTTGCCGCGGCTAATCTTTGTTCCGAATCAAATTGCGTTTTTCTTAACCCGATATAAGTATTTAACAAAGATTTAGCATCTGAAAGCGTATAACCTTCTTGCACTAAAGTATCAATAAATAATTTTTGAGCGTCCGCAGTTAAAAGCGTTTGGATGCTCATTTTATCGAAACTACTTGCAACGTCTTTAATTGTTAAATCTAAATCGTCGGTCGAATCGTTTACTCTTAACAAATATTGCCTGGCTTCCTCTGAGGATTCAGAAATTGTTTTAAAAGGATTCATTAATTCAACGACCTCGCCAAAATTTCTAAACGTAGAAATAAGGTTATTAAGGTCCTTAATAAACCAGTTCATAAAACCGCTGGACGAATCGCCAATGTTTTTAAATAATCCAGTAACGTTATCCTGTAAGTTGGAAATTGCTCCGCCAGTTGTGGCCGCAATTGCCTCCATTGATCCGGAAACGCCCTCCAAATTTCCAAGGCTTAACAAATATTCCTGTATTGCTTTGTCAGATTTGGCAACCTCGGTTGTGATTCCTTTAAAAGTAAATTGTACAACGTCGCCCTCAGTTTTTGCCTTAATACCAAACTCTTTAAGACGCTCAAATTCGCCAGTTTGCGCGTCAATTACGGCCTCGGCTAATTGGTCGAATGATTTACCAACTGAACTGGCAAGGTCTCCCATAGAGCGCATTTGTTCCATTGTAGGGACAAATCCCATATTGGACAACTTAACAAATGCATCTGTTAATTCATTAACCTGGAAAGGTGTTGTACTTGCGAAATCAACAATTTGCTGCATTGCAGCCTTGGCCGCTGAATTACTACCTAAAGCGGTCGTTAAAACCGCCTCCATTTTCTGAAATTCTACAGTAGTCGCAAGGATTTGTTTACCAAAATTGATTAATAAATCAACTGTAAAAACCGCCGCCAAAGTTTTGCCAACGTCCGAAAAAGCGCTAGACATTTTATTAGTCGACTTAACCGATTCCTCGTTACTTTTGGTTACGCTTTTGCTTACATTGTCAACCTCCGATTTTAACTCGGTCATTGACTTGTTAAACTCCTTTAGTTGCGCGACTATGTCAACGTTTAATTTTGCGCTCATTTTATAGTTTTTGTTATCGTGTCAAAATTGGCCTCTTCCTCAAATTTAAGGTTTTGCCATTGTAACCCAATTTCGTATGCTTTTTGCTTTTCGGATTCTGTCGGAATTTTAACCGGCTTAGCATCCAAAAGCGGAATTTTCCAGTATTTTTCAGGCTTACGAATTAAATCGCTTTTCTTGGTAACGTTAACGTTGTTTAACTGCACCCAAAGTGATCTAAACAAATTTTCTTGTTTGCTTTCTCGCATTTGATGGCCGTAAGCAATCGATTGATACTCAGCAAAAGACATAAAATAAAAGGAGTCAGGCGCAAGACCTAACTCCCCAATGGCATAATGCCAAATATCGTTAAAAGTTATTTTTTTTTTGCCGTTCCTTCTTGTTCTGGAACTTCGACCTGGGTAATTGCTGACAATCCAAACATAATTGTTTGCATTACCTTACCTAATTCCGTTGGATGTGTCATATCGACCCAGTCTAAAATATCCTCGTAAGTTAAATCCAACTCTTTGTCTTTAAAAATTGCCTCGACGTATAAAGCCGAGTAAACAAATTTAGCAATGGATTTAATTTGGTTAACGCCTGGCGTTGTAATTTGCTCAATCGTCCCCTGGACGTCGTAACCTAGCGTTTCGCTAAAATGGATTAACGCGCCCATCCCAAACTTTAGAGGATAGGCGCGCCCATTTATTTCAACTGTTGTTCTGCCTGTGTAGTTCATACGGGCAAGTTAGCAAAATTTAGGTACTTGCTGGTACAACGGTTGCTTTTAGTAAAGGACCTTTACCGGTAAATTCTACGGAATAGGTAACCGCGGCCTCCATTTCAGCGCTGACGCTAATAGATGCAACGCTTGCGTTTCCGTAAAATACTAGGTCTCCAGTTACGTTGGTAGTAAATTTCAAAGCAACAATAGAACGACCGCTCAATAGAGTATAAAGGTCTCCAACGTTGTTAACGTCGTCAAACGCAACCAATCCATCTGTTGAAACTGACCAGTCGCGAAGACCGGCAATGTGGTCGGCCCAACCGCCATCGTCTTTACAAGTTGCGTCCGCAAGGTCAACATTTACAGATAGTTCAGAAGACGTTGCGCATCCAATCATTACGTTACCAAGGTAAACGTTTAGTAGCGTTCCGTTAAATTTGCCAGTAGTAGCCATATTATTAAGAGTTTAATTCGATTTTTTTTTTAAAAATAAAAGGTCTTTAAATAAATGCAAACGTATAAATCAATTGTTTGGCTTAAACATTTCGCATTTAGTTCCGCAAGGAGCGCTTGGCTCTTTGCTAAAATAACTTTGCCAGTCTCCAGGCGGTGTTGTGTAGCGCAAACAAAGGCTTTTTAATTTGCAGCGCTGCGGTTTGCATTTGGTAAAATCTGCCATCAAGTATAAATTAAATAATTCGAGTCTTGATCTATTATAATTTCAAATAGTTCGTCGATAATAAAACGCTCGGCGGGCAAAGTCGATTGGTATAATTCGCCAACACCTTTAAAACTTACGGAGTAACTCGCAACGTTTTCCATTTGTGCGGAATTAGTCAACGATTCGACCATTGCCAAACCTAGTAAAGTGTAATCCGTTTCGGCTCCAATTGACAACCAAACTCGTTGTCTGTTTTTAAAAATTTCGAATAAGTCGCCATAGGAATAGCCGTCGTAAATGGTAAGCGAATCGGACGATAAAGACCAGGAACCGATTTTGCTTATGTGATCCGTAAACATTCCGTTAGCGTTGGAAACAGAATCCAATTTTTGCATTTCAACGCTCAATTGGTAAGCCTTGGATTTGGCAATTATTTGCTCGCCAACAATTACGAAAAGCGTTGACCCGTTAACCTTGCCCATCAATCCAATTTTCAATCGTTAAAATTTCCCGATGTACTATGTTTGTGTCGGTAATACT